GTACAAGCAGTACACGGTATTGTGTTGCTGCCACCAAAGAAAGAGGTCGTAATCGATGGCTGATCTAAACACATTATTCAAAGTACTCAACACAATCAACGCTCTCACAACTCCCAACGAGCTTACCGACAAGATGAGTGACAAACTAAATCAAATGATTCAATCCTTATCTCCATCTGAAAAGAAGGAAGCAAAGGAAGCCCTCAAAGAAAAACAAAAGCAGGGAATGAAATATGGGGGCAAAGCATCAAAGAAGTGTAGTGCCAATAGAGACAGTAGGAATACACGTAAAGTCAATAGTTAGGATAAACAAGAATGAAGAACAGAACTCATGCAGGAGCTTTTAAAAAGAATATTAAAGGTGATTTAAAAAGTAAACGAACAAAAAGACTTGATAAAGCCAATCCTGTACGAGCATTAGCAAGGATGGTTGATGATGAGTTTGGAGCATCAGATTCAAGTAAATATGATGAGATACATGTAGATGGCAAAGTCTATAGCTCAAGAGATAGAGAAGGCACAAAAAAATATACACCCAAAGTATATGCAAAAGGGGCAGGCTCACGTAAAGTAAATGACTGAACCAGAACCGAAGCGTGGTCGTGGTCGTCCTAAGAAAGCACCCGACGCACCGAAGCAAAGATATTTCCTGTCCAGAGCCGAACAAGCCAGACGACAGACACAGAAAAGATTACGTGACGCAAAGAAGCGTGCAGAGAAAGTAACTAAAGTAGCAGAAAGTAAAAGAAGATATGCCAGAAAGCTTGAAGAGAAAGTTGGTAAGGTTGAGAAAGCTCTTAAGGGGGATACAACTACCGTTATCGATACAGGCGAGTTATCAACACTTCCTCCACCTGTCCAAGAACTCGTGGGAAATCGGGAAGTGGTGTTTCAGCCGAATGAAGGACCTCAAGAAGAGTTCCTTTCGTCTAGCGAAAGAGATGTACTCTATGGAGGTGCTGCTGGTGGGGGCAAATCTTTCGCCTTGCTTGCAGATCCGCTTCGTTATTGCACTAATCCTAATCATAGGGGTCTTCTTCTCAGGCGTACTCTTGACGAACTTACTGAGTTAATTGACAAGTCACGACAACTCTACCCGAAAGCGTTCCCCGGAGCGAAGTTCAGGGAATCAAAGTCAACGTGGCACTTCCCATCGGGAGCTACCATTTGGTTTACATACCTAGACAAAGACAAAGATGTAACCCGATTTCAAGGACAAGCTTTCAACTGGATAGGGATAGACGAAATAACCCAGTACCCGACACCTTACGTGTGGGACTACCTGAGATCAAGATTGAGAAGCACCGACCCAGAGCTACAGCAAAATCTGTATATGAGGTGTACAGCCAACCCCGGAGGAATCGGCGGTTGGTGGATCAAGAAGATGTACATTGATATAGGTGAACACAACAAGCCGTTCCCTGCATCTGACGTCGAAACAGGTAAACCTTTCTTGTGGCCGCAAGGACACGAAAAGGAAGGACAACCTTTATTTTATCGTAGGTTTATTCCTGCACGTCTAACAGACAACCCGTTCCTTATGGCTGATGGACAATATGAAGCTATGCTTCGTTCACTACCAGAGATAGAACGGAAAAGATTACTTGAAGGGGATTGGGATGTAGCCGACGGTGCAGCCTTCCCAGAATTTAGCAGAGCGAAACATGTTGTCGAATCTTTTGACTTACCTACCAACTGGCCCCGCATCAGGGCGGCTGACTACGGGTATGCGAGTCCTTCTTGCGTTCTTTGGGGTGCTATTGATTGGGATAATAATATCTGGATTTATAGAGAATTATACGTAAAACAGTTGACAGCGGAGCAATTAGCCGATAGAATACTAGAAGCGGAACAATTAGATCCGTTACCTCACTACACAGTATTAGACTCATCATGTTGGAACAAGACAGGCTTTGGTCCTTCTATAGCTGAAACAATGATGAGATGTGGAGTTCGTTGGACTCCCTCAGATCGAAATAGAATACAAGGTAAAATGGAAATTCATCGTAGGCTTGCAGATGACCCAAGAACAAACGAACCGAGATTACGAGTGTTTTCTAATTGTAGCAACACTGTCAAGCAATTGGCAGCAATTCCTCTTTCCAAGACTAACAGCGAAGACGTGGACACAAAAGCAGAAGACCACGCATACGATGCGTTGAGGTATATGTTAATGACAAGGATGACAGGTTATGCGGCGATTCATCAAACGCTTAATGGCATCAAGAATCAGGTCTATCAAGTCCAAAATGAAACATTTGGATACTAAAACAAATGGATGAACTACTACAAAAATTAAAAGATGGAAACTTAACAATAGCTGAAGCTTTTGAGTTAGGTCGTCCTGATGTGAAGTTATATCAAAATAATGGTCAACCTACTGCATTGTTAAAAAAGTTACAAGATGCAGGATTTAACTTATCTGACAATTGGGATAGTATTGGCGACAGAGATAAACACGATATTTTTAACAAGGTTGCTAGTAGTCCAGACTATCTGACATTAGGTAAGGTTGAAAGTAGTCTTACTAAGTTAGCAGCAAGCGAAGATTTCGATTATCCTTACACTAATAGGTTTGAAGCAGGTAAGGGAACTATCCGAGTTGCAAAAGTAAAAGGTGATCCTACCAAGCTAAGATTTGAAAAAGCTACTCAGCCAAGAGGTGAAGCTGCTGCGAAAAAGATTACTCTTCCATCTATAGAGGATTTGAACAAGGCAATACACGCTACAACCTTAAAGTTAAAAGGTAACAAAGAAGCGGTAGCATTGCTTCAGTTGAAGCATCTGTTAGGAATACGAAACAGAGATTTGGTTAATCTTACAGTTGGTGAAGCAATTGAAGATTCACCTTATGGAACACTTGACCCCGGATCAAACACTCTTTATGGCATAAGTAACAAAGGTCAGAGAACAAACTACCAGTTACCATCTTTAGCTCAAGACATACTTGCTGATCTTGGAACAGATGCTAAAGGAAGAATGGGGGACAGTAAATCTGTAAAATTGTTTAAGCAAAGTGAAGCTAGTTTAAGAACACTTATAAATAACACTATGAATGAAACCATGTCCGAAATGGGCTTGGAAATTACAGACCAAAAGACAAATAAAAAAATACCATTTACAATATCTGACTTGAGAAAGAATGTATTTGATGCAATAAATGAGTCAGAGGGTGCAGGGGTAGCAAACGTAGTTTTAGGGCATTCTACAAAAGGAGATGTAGGATTAACCCACTATAAGGTTGACAGACAATCACGAAGAAAAATGAGTGTGGTTCAAAGAGCTTCTGAAGAATTTGGTAACATGTATCTTCAGGACATCAATCAAGTAAGTCCAAAAAATTTATACAAAACTTATGGATTTAACGAAGACTTCTTTAAGGAAAGCTCAGTAATTCCTTTCTCTGCTCCTACTGATATACTATCACAAACAGCTAGAGATACAACTTTACAAGTTGAAGGAACAGCAGCAGACGTAAATAAAACTGCAAGTATACTCAGCAAGAAGGTTGAAGGTAAAGTAAGTAATCTTACAAAGCAGGTAGCAAAACTACAAGCTTTAAATGAACAAATGAGTGAACTAACGGCTACTCAAGATGTACAACCAACAAAAACACCTAAGAAGAAGATACCACCAAAAGGATCTCCAATTGAACTTAGTGACAAGGCTAAATCTGCGTTTGATAAAGCGTGGGATGTGCTGTCAGACAAAGGAGTGAAAGTACTTGCAGGTGCATTAGGAGTAGAAACAGTTCGGCAACTTGTACAAGACCCAATGGGGGCTGGAACAGCTATGGCAAGTGAATTGTTGCTTGAAAAAGGATTAGGAACAGGCCCGGGAGCTGCAGTAGGATTTGCAATGCAATCAAGCCCTGCAGGTGCAGGCTCTGAGCTTGAAGCTACTGATCCGACAACAGAATACAGAACTATATCTGACGATCAATACGCAAATATGACATCTATGGGCTTAGAAACATCTAAGCAAGACATGGCTACAACGAATCCAATGAATTACGCAATGGATCAACAAATGAGTGATCTTCTACGTAAGGATATCCCTGATGAACAGGGTATTATGTAACTGGTATATAGGAGACAACAATGCCAAACAACAACTACAACTATGGTGCCGCATACATAATGAACAGCGACAAGACTTCAGTCGATGATCAAATGGGTGCAGATCAATTAACTCGTGAAGGTGCAGACTTTACTACATCAATCGAAAACTACGACTTACAATCTGACATGCCAAAGAAGCAGTCAAAGCCGACTGTTGAAAGTGCATTCTTTACTATGGCAGACGACAAAAACTACTTTGGCTAGGACTTATTTATGGCTGACAACTTTTTAAATTCAGACGAAGAATCCGATAAACCTACAGCTATGTCCAATGCAGGGACAATCATGCCCGGACTTGCAGGATATATAAAAAATAGGCTTGAGGATTCTGAAAACGGTAGACGTTCTCACGAACATAGATGGCTACAAGCCTATAAAAACTTTCGTGGTATCTACGATTCAAGTACACAATATCGTGATTCTGAACGATCAAAAGTATTTGTCAGAATAACCAAAACCAAAGTTCTTGCAGCATATGGGCAGATTGTTGACATATTATTTGCCAACAAGAAGTTT